ACCGCTACCGTATCGAGCAGGTGCAGTACCGGCGCGACGAGGACGGCGGCTACGACGCGGCAGACATATCGCTGTCGAGGATAGGCGACAAATATGACAGATATCATCATTGACGGCGGCATACACTCGGTGACCGCCCTCAGAGACGCGCTGACGGCCTTTTCCGCGCGATATGGCGTCGGGGTATATAATTACAGGGCCCCGCAGCAGAAGCGCGAAAAATACGCCGTATGGGGCGCGAGAGGGGTGTCCGGACCGTTCTGGGCGGACGACGGCGCGGAGAACATCCGCGCCATCGGAGAGCTCTGGTATTACAGCATCGACGCCTTCGACCCCGTCGTCAACGCGCTGCTCGGGCTGCTCTGGGAAAACGGCGTGGACTGCACTATACGGGATATCGGCTACGACGACGATCTGGCTCAGGTTGTATGGATTTTCGACTGGGGGATAACGGGCGATGGCGAGAGCGGACCTTATTGATAGGGGCGGATTCGGCGCGACTCTTAAGGTCGCCGCCGAGCGCGCGCCGTTTATCGCCGAAAAAATGCTGCTCGCCGGGGCGGCGATCCTCGCCGACGAGGTGTCGAGGCGTCTGAAAACGATGTTTCCGGACGCGCGATACCGGCTGCCGTCCGCCATGGGCGTGACTCCGGTCGGACACGACAATGCCGGAAACTACAACATCAAAATCGGATTCGGCGGCTATCAGCATGAGGTGACCGATGCAGCGGGCAGGACGCGCCTGATGCGCAAGCCCGCGGCGTATCAGGTCATCGCGCGCGTTGTCGAGAACGGCCGGAAAGGGCCCTTTCGCATTGCTGCCCGGCCGTTTATGTCGCCGGCGGTCCGCGCGACGAAATCGGCGGTAAGCGCCGCGATGGAGCGAGCCGCGGAGCAGGCGATTGAGGATATCACAAAAGGAGCTAAATAATGGCAAAATTAGGACTTCAGTACCCTGTTTTCGCCCCGCTGACCGAGACCGTAGGCGCCAACGGCGCCGTGACCGTCACCGTCGGCGCCGGCTTTGTGATGGGTAAACTGGTGAGCGAGAGCACGTCGCTCAACCTTGCCGAGAGCAATTTTTACGCGGACGATGGTCTTGACGAGAGCGTCCGCGAGTTTGTCTCCGGCACGATCACCGAGACGTTTAACGATCTCACCACCGACGCCGAGACCGGGATCACCGGCGCCGCCAAAAAGAGCGGCGAGAGCGTCGATGGATTCACCAACAACGGCGAGAACACCGCGCCGTGGGGCCGTCACGGCTTCATCGAGGTGCATCTGCGCGGCGGCGCGAGGAAATACAAGACGAAAATCTACCAGCGCGTCAAATACTCGCCGCCGGACGACGACAACGCCACAAAGGGGGAGCAGACCACGCTCACCGGCGTGTCGGTCAGCGGCAGCCTGAGCCGTGATCAGGCGTCGGGAAACTGGCGCGATGTCCAGTGGTTTGACACTCTGGAGGCCGCGAAGACTTATATCAACACGGCCTGCAACATCTCGTAATGGCCGAGTACACGTCGCGCGCCGGGACGACCTACGTCCTGCGCGCCGATCTCAACGTCCTTGGCTCTCTGCAGGCGAGATACGGCAGCATGACCGACGCCGTCCGGCAGACGGACAGCGTGGCCGAGCTGCTGAGGATCGCCGCCGAGATGATAAACGAGGAGCACATGTACGCCGGGCGGCCTGATCGGATCACCGCGACGCAGCTCGGGGCCGAGCTTACCGGCGCCGATCTCGCCGGGCTGACCGAGGCGGTGTCCGACGCCGTCGCCGAGAGCATGGGCGTCGACATGGTAAAAAAAAAGAAGCCGCCGAAGGCGGGGAAACGCCGTTTTCTCTTCCGGTCGGGCGGCTGAGGAATTTAGCCGTCCGGCTCGGCGGATACGACCGCCGGACGGTCGGCTTTATGCCGCTCTGGGTGCTCTATGAAGAGATAACGGACGGCTGCGGAGCAAAAAATGACGATAACGACGAATACGAGGACGTGATCTGATGGCTGACGTAGGATATCGGCTGAAAGTCGAGGGCGAGGCGGAGTTTTCCGCCGCGCTCAAGGAGATCAGCAACAACATCAAGCTCAACAAGGCCGAGATCGCGCTGCTCACCGAAGAATACAACAAAAACGGCGGCGGGATAGACGCCCTCGCGAAGAAATCGCAGGAGCTCGACAAAGCGGTCGAAAATCAGACCGACAAGGTCGAGGCGATGCGGAAAATGTACGCCGAGGCCGCCAAAACCATAGACGAGACCGATCCGCGCATGGTTAAGCTCGCCACCGACATAGCCAAGCAGGAGACCGAGCTGGTGAAGCTGACGGCCGCGCAGAAAGATAACGAGGCCGCCATGAAGGCGGCCTCGTCCGGTATCGAGGCCTACGACAGCGCCGTCGAAGATCTCGACCGGATGCTCGCGCAGTCGCAGGCGGAGCTCGCGCGCCTCGATCAGCAGATGCGCGACACGTCTGAGAGCACGTCCGGGGCGGCTGACACGCAGGAGCGGCTGGCCAAAGCCGCCGAGCAGACGGCGCAGAAACAGCAGCTGATGACGCAGGCGGTCGAGGCGCAGAAATCGAAGACCGAGAACCTGCAGAAGGCTCTCGCCGCGGCGGAGAAGACCTACGGCTCGAGCAGCAAAGAGGCGGACAACTACCGCCTCGCCCTGACCAAGGCCGAGACCGAGCTTGACAAGATGGAAAAAGAGCTCGGCGAGGCGTCGGCGGCGGCGCAGAAGGCCAGCGAGGCCATGAACGGCATGGGCGACGGCATTCCGAAAGCGACGTCAAACGCTGAGCTGCTGGGCGGGGCGTTCGGCGACATCGGCGGCAAGGTCGGCGGGATCCTCGATCAGGTCGGCGTGCAGCTGCCGGAGAGCATCACCGGCGTGATCGGACAGTTCGGCCTGATGGCCGGGGCGGCGGGAGCCGTCGTCTCGGTCGTCACCGGCATCGTCGAGGAAATGAACAAGGCCCGCGACGAGGCGGCGGCGTATATCGACGATCTGAACACTACGGCGTCCATCGCCGACCTGCCGACCGACGTCATCCAGGAGTGGCAGTACATGTCCGACGCCGTCGACGTCTCGGTCGACACGATCATCGCGTCGCTGCGTAAGCTAAAGGAGAACATGCGCGAAGCCCGCGAGGCCGGGCAGGGCTTTCTCACGGTCGGGCAGGAGATCGTCCCTATCTATGACGAGCAGACCGGCGAGCTGCGCGATCTTAACGACGTATTCCTCGACACCCTCGACGCGCTCAAAAGCACGGATGACTACCTCGAGCGCGACGGGATCGCGATGGAGCTGTTCGGGAAAAAAGCGAGCGAGCTCAACCCCCTGCTCGATCAGTCTCGGCAGAACATCGAGGCGATGCGTCAGGAGGCGCACGATTTCGGCTACGTCACCGAGGAGGCGGCCAACGACGCGCTGTCGAGATATCAGGCGATACAGGACGGGCTTGGGAAAACGAGAGAGGCATACGAGCGCAACAGCGCGGCGTACCGTCAGATGCAGGCTCACGCCGAGGAGTACAGCGAGGCCGAGCTGGAGGCGGTAAGGGCATCTGTCCGTGAATCGGAAAAGGCATACGCGGCGTATCTGTGGCAGAGCAACGGCATACTTAATAAAGCCCAAGCGATATGGCACAGCCTCGGTGATCTGGGCAAACAAGGGCTAAAACTGATAGGCGGACAATTTGTTTCGGGGATCGAAACGCTCAAAAAAATCTTCACGGGCGAAGGCTTCGCCTCCGGCACGCCGTCCGCTCCGGTTGGGCTGGCTCTGGTCGGCGAGCGCGGGACGGAGATCGTCCGCTCGGCGCACGCTTCGGCGCGGTCGATGCGCCCGCTCGCGGCGGCCATCGAGAGCGCTACCGGCGGCAGATACACCGCCGTCGGCGAATACGGCCCGGAGATCACATACATGCGGGGAGGCGAGCGCGTCTACCCGCACGGCGTGATCCCGTCGGAGCTGAGGCGGCTCGGCATCACGGCGGCGATGCGCGGCTACGCCGAGGGCGTGCTGTCGGCGTCGCAGGGCCCGGCCGTCGTCGGCGAGCGCGGTACCGAGATCGTCGGCACCGGCATGGGACGCGCGGCGGGGATGACGACGAACAATTATTATGACGTCCGGATCGACGCGGACCGGATCAAGGAGCTGGACGACATCGTCCGCGTCGCGCAGTCGGAGAGACGGCTGCGCCGGATGGGATATTCTACGGGGAGGTGAGATGAGTGGCAGAGACCGAAAGCATTACTATTACGCCGTATACGGTCAAAAGTAAGGGCTATGAGACGATTGCGACAAATACCGGTACGCAGAGCAAGGGGCCGTACTATGGAGATATAGCAATCACCTCGGGACAGCAGGCGCAGTACAGCAGTACCCAAAGCGTGAGGAATCGCTCGGAGCCGACTATCGGATTTGTATGGATCGAATCTACCTACTCGTGGAAGGGGAGCACATTTACAATATCAGCTCCGGCCGGCGCGTATCTCAGCATGACCATCAACATAAGGGCGACCGGAAAGGGGCGGCTGGTAATCCTGCCTAAGGCGGCGAATGAGCTGGGAGTATCATATAACTACGACAATCTCGACGCTGCGGAAACGCTGTACACATTTTCGTCTGGCAATAGTGCCTATGCGACTAACAAATCCGATATAATCGCTAAAGTCTGTCAGTACGGCATCGGCGTCGTGCCCACATATACAGGTGGCGATGACAAAATCACCAGTATTTCCGGTAGTGTGAGATATATTGCTACCGGCATCCCGCCTCAGGTATCAAATGTAGAGCCGATCTCGCAGACTGTACTGGCATCGAGCGATACGGTTTTTAAGTGGTCATACCGGCATGTCACCAACATGCCGCAGGCGTCGTGGGAGCTGCATTTTGTCCGCAACGGCGCCGATACCGTGCTCGCATCCGCGCAGGACAACTCTACCAGCTGCACCATACCCGCCGACACGCTGCCCACCGGCGCCGCGCAGTGGTATGTTGTAGTGACTGCCGTAGAGGAGGACTACACGCTGACGGCGCAGTCGGATCCGTCTTACATAATCGTCCGCACTAACCCGTCAACGTCCGACGTCACTGTCGACAACAATCCGCGGCTGACAGTCGAGTGGATTGCGGCAGATCAGCAGGCCGCGCAGATCCGCGTCGGCGATACCGTATATCCGACGGTTTGGACGGACGAGGGCAGCTATACCATCCCGGAGATCCTGTCCGACGGCGTATATCCGGTGTCCGTCCGCACCCAGACGACCGAGGGCGACTGGTCCGGGTGGTCGGAGGAGATCTACGCCGACATCAAAAACGTACCGCCGACCGGCACCGATCCGCCCGAGCTCACATACACCGTCACCGGCACGACGGCGTCGCTGTCGTGGACGGCAGTCACGGGCGCCGAGGCATATGTGCTGTACCGCAGCGGTGTGCCGATATACTCCGGGGACGGCACGGCGTTTGTCGACGCCCGGGTGTCCGGCCTCGCCGAGTACATCGTTCGCGCGCTGCTTTCGGGCGGCGGCTACATCGAGAGCGCGCCTCAGACGCTGATTATCATCCCCGGAGCCGACACGCTGGTATATTCCGACGGCGGCGTGCCGCGCGAGCTGCCGATCCGGCATCACCCGCAGTACCCGACGCGGCGCTGGGACGAGAGCGCCGACGTGGAATTTAACAACTACGCCGGTCGGACGCTCCCGGTCGCCGTCTATGACGGCCATGTCAGCCGGGGCCTGACGCTGACGGCGGCGTACCGCTCGCCTCAGGAGGCGGCGTCCCTGCTGTCGCTGCTCGGCAAAACGGTGACATATAAATCCAAAAAAGGCGACGTCTGCCGCGGCGTCATCGTCTCGGCAAGCCGCGACAGCAGCCTGACCGACGCCGTGACCTACCGCATCACGGCCACCGACGACGACGAGAGGGCGTACCTGACATGACGATGACGATACGGGACAGGATCGACTGGTCGAGCCGGTACGAGCTGATGGGCGGCGGCATGGAGCTCGAGGCCCGGGACACGCCGGAGATCGAGTTTGTCGCGTCGAGTGAGGTCAAGATGTCGATCAAGGGCACGTTTATCGTGCCGGACGACGCCGACCTGCTGACGACGCGGCTGTGCCCGTACATCACGATCAACGGCGTCGAATATCCGTGCGGGCGGTATATCATCACGTCTGCCGACAGGACGTCGCGGCAGGGCGAGGAGGAGACCGAGCTTACCGGGTACTCTGTGCTGTACCTGGCCAAGCGCACGACGGTCGAGGACCGGCTGCATTTCGCGGCCGGTGACGGGTATCTTGCCACCGTCCGGACGCTGCTGATCGCCTCCGGCATCACGGCCATCATCACCGACGACGAGACAGACGCCGTCCTGCAGACGGCGCGTGAGGACTGGGATCCCGGCACGAGCTACCTCGAGATCATCAACCAGCTGCTCGGCGAGTGCGGCTACGCCGACGCATGGCCGGACATGCAGGGCGCCGTCCATCTGTCGCGCCCGGCCTCCGGCAGCGCGGCCGAGGTGACGCATACATACTCGGAGGGGCAGTACAGCATCATCGCCGACAGCTATAAGAGGAGCGACGACCGCTACGGCAAATACAACGTGATCCGCGTCGTCTGTGCCAATCCCGACCTGTCGGCGCCGATGGTCGCCACCGCCGAGCTTACCGATCCGGCGGTGCCGTACAGCATCCCGAACATCGGCAGGGTGGCTCACGTCGAGAGCGTCGACAACATCGCCTCGCAGGCGGAGCTGCAGCGGATGGCGGATGAGCTGATGATGCGGCAGCGTCAGCTGACGCAGACATGCGAGTTTTACACGGCGTGCGATCCGACGCACGCCTGCCGCGACGTCACGGCGCTGTCGCGCGGCGAGATCACCGGCATATGGCGGGAGACGGGATGGCGGCTGCCTCTGAGCGGAGCCTACGATATGACACACACAGGAGAGAGGGTGATATACGCATGACAGATGAGATAATGGATTATCATGAGGAGATGGCCGAGGAGGCGCTGGAGGACAGCGGCCCGGAGCAGACCTTTGCGACCATCGGCGCGGTATATTCGGACGGCGTCAGCCTGCTGTTCGACGGCGAGGATGAGCCGAGCGCGAAGCATTACAGGGTGAATCAAATAGTAAAATTTGAGGCTGGCAATCGGGTATATATTGTCAAGGACAGCGGCACATATGTAGTCATCTGTCCCGTCGGCAGGCCGGGCGGCGCTAATGCCGGCATCGGCTGGTCCAACAACTACGCGGGGAGCAGCTATATCAATACCTTATGTGTAGGGACACCATCGAGCCACTGGATCATCAACGGCGGAGCGATATACCACTCGGTTGCCACAGAAAATGACGGCAGAGGACTGATTGGCGGATATGTAAATAACAGCATCACATATCAACGTCCGGTAAATTATATAAATGTCAAGGGTACATTTATAAACAACACATAAGAGGAGGACTGATATAATGCCCGAGATCGGGATTACCGTGACCGACCGCATCGCGCGCCCGGACGTCCGGGACGCCTGGGCAGTCTGCGGGAACAGCGACTACACCGTCACGTGGACGCTGGACGACGAGTGGAGCGCGGCGCATATCCGCACCGCCGTATTCGCATGGCGCGACCGGCACACCAATCACAGCGTGCCGGTGATATTTGAGGGGACATCATGCCCGATGCCGGCGATCCCGGACGCGCTCGTCTGCGCCGTCGGCCTCTGGGCGTCGGTCGACAGCGGCGAGGATCATATCCTCCGCACCACCTCTCCGGCGATGATCACGATGCGCCGGAGCAGCACCGCAGACACCGACAAGCCCGTCGTGACGCAGGACGTCTACGACGAGCTCATCGCCGCCGTAAACGCCGCGCTCGACGCGCCGGTGCAGTCGGCGACCCAGCAGGCGCAGATCGCCGCCGGCTGGGCCAATACGGCGAAGGAGCACGCCGATGACGCCGCCGCGTCAGCCGAGACGTCGGAGCACTACTACGAGCTGGCTGTCCAGGCTGCCGAGGGAAAAGGGTACATCTGGTTTGACATAGGTGCGGACGGATGCCTGTACATGACGCGGTCGAAAAATCTGATAGATGCCGTGAGCGCAAGAATTAACGATGCCGGAGAATTGGAGATTATAGTATTATGAGCAACGTAATAATTACGCCCGATCCTGCCGCTGTATTTAATGTCGGGCGGGTGACGTCCTACGCCGACGCTGTGGCGGGAGGCTACACAGGCACACGCGAGGAATGGGAGATCATACTCGCCAACCTCGGCACAACCGCCGCAGAGGTCGAGGCTAACCGTCAGGCTGTCGCTGAGGACAAGGCGGCAGTTGAGGGAGATGTCACGACAGTCGGGGAGTACAAGGACGCCGCCGCACAGTCAGCGTCCGAGGCGGCGCAGTCTGCCGAAAGCGCACACA